CTTGCGTTATCAGGGTCTAGCATTTAGCTGGATAGGCTTTGACGAACTGACACAATGGGCCACACCATATGCATGGAATTACATGCGAAGTCGTCTTCGGTCCACTGCACCAGACTTGCCTATATTTATGAGGGCTACGACCAACCCCGGCGGTAGAGGTCATCACTGGGTTAAGAAAATGTTCATTGACCCTTCGCCATATAACAGAGCCTTCGATGCAACCGATATTGAAACAACCGAAGTCTTGCGATACCCCGCAGGACATAGCAAGGCTGGAAAACCTCTATTCAAGAGAAGGTTCATTCCAGCAAGACTTTCTGATAACCCATACCTTTCAGAAGCAGGTGATTACGAAGCTATGCTTCTCTCACTTCCAGAGCAACAAAGACGACAACTCTTGGACGGTGATTGGGATATTAAAGAAGGTGCCGCCTTCACTGAGTTTGATAGGCGTGTTCATGTTGTTGAGCCTTATAACATTCCTAATAATTGGGTTAAGTTTAGGGCTTGCGATTACGGCTACGGTAGCTACAGTGCTGTTGTTTGGTTTGCCGTTGCGCCTAATGAGCAACTTATCGTATATCGAGAACTCTATGTATCTAAAGTCCTTGCCACAGATTTGGCAGATATGATTCTGGACTTAGAGGCAGAAGATGGAAATATTAAGTATGGGGTGTTGGATAGCAGTCTTTGGCATAAGCGTGGCGATACTGGTCCATCTCTCGCTGAACAAATGATTAGTAAGGGTTGCCGTTGGCGACCATCAGATAGAAGTAGGGGAAGCCGTGTAGCTGGTAAAAACGAGATACATAGGCGTTTGCAGATAGACGAATTTACAGAGGAGCCTAGACTTGTTTTCTTTAATACTTGCACAAACCTCACGGCCCAACTTCCCTCAATACCGTTGGACAAGAAAAACCCCGAAGACATTGATACAAAAAGTGAAGACCACTTGTATGACGCTCTTAGATATGGTATAATGTCCAGACCAAGATTTAGTATATTTGACTATGACCCTATGGGTAGACCCGGTGGCGGTATGCGAGTAGCAGACGCAACCTTTGGATACTAAGGAAAAATAATATGAACGAAGATGATATTATGATTGAAGACGATGCTATTGCACTAGAAGATAGCGATGACACATCAATCTCTGACGTAGATGTAAGCAATATTATTCCTTTTATTATGGAACGCTATAAGCGATCCGAAGATTATAGGTATCAGGACGAAGAACGCTGGCTAAAAGCCTACCGCAATTATCGTGGTTTGTACGGACCTGATGTTCAATTTACCGAATCAGAAAAATCTCGTGTCTTCATTAAAGTCACAAAAACTAAGACGCTGGCTGCATACGGACAGATTGTTGATGTCTTGTTTGCAAACCAGCGTTTTCCTTTATCTATTGAGCCTACCGAATTACCCGAAGGTGTAGTTGAGGATGTACACTTTGACCCACAAGAACCAGAGCAGCTTCGTGGGGATACATCCTTATCTAGCCCATATGGTTTTGCAGGTGATGGTAAAGACTTACCACCGGGTGCTACAGTACAAACACTTCAAGAAAAACTGGGTGTTATGCAGAATAAACTTGAGCCTATTTCAGACAAACTGAAAGAAGGTCCGGGTAAAACCCCAACAGCTATTGCATTTAGCCCAGCTATGATTTCTGCAAAGAAGATGCAAAAGAAAATACATGACCAGCTAGAAGAGTCTGGTGCAAGTAAGCATCTGCGTAATGCTGCATTTGAAATGGCACTCTTTGGTACTGGTGTAATGAAGGGTCCGTTTGCTATTGACAAAGAATACCCTAATTGGGATGAAGAAGGCAACTATGATCCGCTGTTTAAAACAATCCCACAAGTAAATCACGTATCTGTCTGGAACTTCTACCCAGACCCAGATGCTAACAATATGGATGAAGCACAGTTTGTGGTTGAACGTCACAAGATGTCACGTACGCAATTACGTAATCTGAAGAAGCGTCCTTACTTCCGTGGTGAAGTCATTAACGAAGTTATTTCTATGGGTGAAAACTATACCAAGAAGTATTGGGAAGATGACTTGTCTGACTATGCACCAGAGCATGGCATTGATCGCTTTGAGGTACTTGAGTATTGGGGCATGGTTGATGTTGAGTTGCTTGAAGAGCAGAACATTGACATCCCAAAAGAACTGCGTGACTTTGACGAACTGCAAGCTAACGTATGGATTTGTAATGGACGTTTACTGCGTATGGTTCTTAATCCGTTTAAGCCAGCTAAAATTCCGTACTCTGCTGCTCCATATGAATTGAACCCATATTCATTCTTTGGTGTAGGTATCGCTGAAAACATGGACGACACACAGACACTGATGAATGGCTTTATGCGTATGGCTGTTGATAATGCTGTGCTGTCAGGTAACTTGATTGTTGAAGTAGATGAAACAAATCTAGTGCCGGGTCAAGACTTGTCACTGTATCCGGGCAAGGTATTCCGCAGACAAGGTGGCGCACCGGGTCAGGCTATCTTTGGTACTAAGTTCCCTAACGTGTCGCAAGAGAACATGATGTTGTTTGACAAGGCACGTGTGTTGGCAGATGAAAGCACAGGCTTCCCATCATTTGCACATGGACAGACAGGTGTGTCTGGTGTAGGCCGTACAGCTTCCGGCATCTCAATGCTTATGGGTGCGGCACAGGGCAGCACTAAAACAATTATTAAAAATGTAGACGACTATCTGTTACGTCCACTTGGTGAAGGCTTCTTCCGCTTTAATATGCAGTTTGACTTTGATCCTGAGATTAAAGGCGATTTGGAAGTTAAAGCACGTGGTACAGAAAGTCTTATGGCTAACGAAGTACGTAGCCAGCGTTTGATGCAGTTCTTGCAGATTGCAAGTAATCCTGCACTCGCACCCTTTGCTAAGTTCCAGTATGTAATCCGTGAGATTGCAAAGTCTATGGACTTAGACCCCGACAAAGTAACCAACAATATGGACGAAGCCGCACTGCAGGCAGAGATTATGAAGGGCTTCCAGCAGCCAGCAGGACCAGAGCAGGGTGGAATGATGCCACCTGCAGGTGCTAATGCTATGGACCCAACAGGTGCAGGTGGCGGTAATATTGGTACTGGGCAGGTTCCTGTACCGGGTGAACAAGGATTTAGTGCGAATGGACAAGGAAATATTCAGCAAGCTGAAGCCGCTGGTCAGCAACAGCCGCCAATGGGACCACTTCAGTAATTACTTAGATGTGCTTATTAAGCAACAGCATAAAACATTAGAACAATCTGAAAGTATGATTAATGTGCATAAAGCACAAGGTGCTATTGAAGCATTGCGTAAGATTAGACGATTACGTGAGGACGTAACAAAAGCTGAAGGATAATACTATGGCTAAACGTATGGCAGAACAAATGGAACTCTTTAAGCCTGTAGAACGTGGCTTTGAAGAAGGTGGACTTATGGATGAAGGTGGTATGGTCGATGAAATGTCGGGCAACGAAGTACCACCCGGTTCATTGCGTGAAGAAGTACGTGATGACATTCCTGCTCAGTTGAGTGAAGGTGAATTTGTTTTTCCTGCAGATGTAGTGCGGTATTTTGGCCTTGAAAAACTAATGCGTATGCGTCAGCAAGCTAAGATGGGCTTAAAGCGTATGGAAGAAATGGGTCAAATGGGCAATAGTGAAGAAGCTATTATGCCAGACGACCTTCCTTTTACGCTTGACGATCTTGACATGGAAGATGAAGAAGAGTATAATAATACACAAGAGTTTGCAAGAGGTGGTGTAGTTTACGCTCAAGAGGGTACATTTGTAAATCCTGATCCACAAAGCGGCATTTATTATCAACCTTCATCACCCATAACAACAGGTATAGCGCAAGACCCTGTTGTTGCAGCTTCTACTCCTGCTACTCCAATGGGCGGGTATACCCCTCCCGAGCAAGCATTTACTCCGGTACGTCCACCAAGAGAAGTAACACCTGCATTTCAAGGTGTAGTAGGGTTTGGTCCTGAAGGTGTGGAGTATGAGACTGTTACTTACGTAAATGAAGCAGGACAAACATTGGTATTAAAAAAGAATAAACAGACAGGGCAGCTTCTTGACTTAGCTGGTAATCCTGCAACTGTACCGGAAGGTTATAAATTAAAAGGCGAAGAAGAAGAAATAGTAGAAGTAGCACCTGTAACAACTCAGACAACACAAGTTACTGAGCGTGGCGATGGTGATACACGAGATGACGGTTTAGGCGACACTGGTGCTAAAGTAGCGTGGGGTGGTACAACTAAAGGTGCTAAACAGGGACTAAAAGTAGGTTCTACTATGGTTGGTATTGGTTATACTAAAGTAGACCCTGTTACAGGGCAACCTATTACTGGTTTAGGCGGTTTACCTAAGCCGCAGGATTTTGCTAGTGTTATAGGCGGCCTTACTTTAAAAGGTGAATTACCAAGTGGCTATGCAGCAACAATGACAATAGATAATGTTACAACTCCTATAAGCAATAAAGATTTTAACGTAGCAAAGAAAAATGGATTTATGGGAACGAGTGCTGACGTGTCTTTAGACGTAGCAAGAACTAATGTTGCAGCTGCTAATATCATGGAAGCAAAGTATGGTTTGCGACCTAGAACAGTAGCAAAAACTATAGATGATATTGCAAAAGAAGCAGCCAGCAGTAATGTAGGTGTAGCCGAACTGGCTAAAGACTATGGTATTGATGTTAATACTATTAAGGATAATTTTTTCGGGGGCAAAAACTATGACGATGCTGTTGCAAAAGCTGTTGAAGCGGCAAATAAAAACAATGAACCCGGAGCCGATCCATTTACTGCCGATGATATTAAGACTGGACATGCAGCAAGAACTTCTATTGATGCACATAATCGAGCAGTAGCAGAAGCGGCAGCGGCTAAAAATGCAGCAGCAAAGAGTAGCGGATCATGGGGTAAAGATGATTCAGGAAAAGACGGCCCAAGTGGTGGCGATAACACAGGCAGTGGTGGTGTAGGCCCAGCAGGTGGTGATGAGTCTTCTCCGGGTGCTGGTGATGCAAATGATGAGTAAAGCTGCGTAAGAGGCTTAAATCTTACAATCAGTTGGCCTACCCATCCCCCACCCCCGACAGGTGTGGCTACGTTGGCCCCAACAAAAGGAAATACAATGAACGATACAATTATGGCTGAAGAAATGCAGTCACCAAAGAAAGTTGCGTTTGCAAATCGTAAATACACAAACGAAGATAAACGCAAGATGGAAGAAGAAGAACTAGAACAGTTGATGAAAGAACAAAAAGGTGAAGTAGAAGAAACCGCAGAACCACAAGAAGCTGAACCTACAAACGCAGAAGAAAAAACATTTAAGAAGCGTTATTCTGATCTGCGCAGACACCAGCAACAACAGGCCGAAGAGTTTA